CTGTTTCTTTTTACCCCAAAAACGACTCAAACCGCCAATATCGGCTCAGTTCGGATGAGAACCAGTCATGACGACTCAAAACGGCTCTAACGGGCTGCAATCGGTTGAGGTAGGGGTAACAGAAGTCAGATATGGCTCCCAAACGCCTAGAATCCGCTCAAAGCCGCTAGATCTGCCTACTAGAGGCGATGAGATGATCCAGTTCTGCAAAGATATCGGATTCCCGATGCTTCCTTGGCAGGAGCAACTGGCTCGAGACTGCCTTCGATATAAACCCGATGGCCGTTGGGCACACCCGCTAATCGGCATCATGCTTCCTAGGCAACAGGGCAAAAGTACATTTATGGCGCTCCGAATCCTGTTCGGGATCTATGTCCTAGGCGAAAAGATGCACCTAGCCACAGCTCATAAGTTAACTACATCGAGCGAAATCTTTTTTAAGGTAAGCGAAATGATCGATAACTCAGCGCTGCTAATGGATAACTTTGCTAAGAAGTACGAGTCCAAGGGATCGCAGGAGATTCGGTTTAAGAATAAAGCCCGGTATTTAATCAGAGCAGGCAACTCAGCCGCTCGTGGTATCGCTGCTCCAGATGTAATCCATATTGATGAGTTGCGCGAATTCGATACTGAAGATGTTTGGTCATCTATGCGCTTTACCCAAATGTCTAACTCAAATCCGCAGGCTTATGTCTATTCGAACGCTGGCCACGCCAATTCGGTGCTATTGCATAAGTTTCGGGAGCGAGGACTCGCAGCTAGTGAAGGTGCTGACGATTCGATCGGTTGGTTTGAGTGGAGCGCTGAACCAGGAGCAGAAATTACCGATAAAGAAGCCTGGTATCAAAGCAATCCATCGCTAGGCCACACAGTCCACGAGGACAATATCAAGGACAGCCTTTCGGATCGAGAAGATATCTTTAGGACTGAAATCTTATGCCAATTCGTTTCGATGATTAATCCAGTTATCTCAGAAGCCGAATGGAAGAAATGCAAGGCAGATGATCTGCCAGAATTAGACGTCGAAAAGGATACTTGGATGGCGATCGATCTTAGCCCAGACAGAAAACACGCCAGTCTCGTTGCAGGCCAAAGAATCGAGGGCAATCGGTTTATGGTTAGCCTGCTGCATACTTGGTTTAACCCGGTCAACCTCGATGATCTAGAAATGGCCAACGATATTGCTTATTGGGTTCGTAAATTCCCAGTTAACGCAGTTGCCTACTCCAAGTCCACCGCTTCAGCAGTTGCGGCTCGTTTGGCTCCAGCAGGAATCCCAATCCACGAGGTCAACGGTCAGGAATATCAGCAAAGTTGCGATGAGTTCGTTTCAGCCGTTTCATCGATGCGACTAGCTCACGCGGATCAAGAAGAATTAACTAAGCAAGTACTATCAGCCGTTAAATTAACTCGAGGCGATGGCGGTTGGGTTATGGGGCGCAAGGCTTCGGGAATTGTGTGCGGTGCAGTTGCTTCAGCAATGGTCACTCATTTCGCGACACGCGGCGAATCGGAAGTTGACATTCAAATAGGTTAATGTCTAGGCAATAGCGTATAATATGTCCAATGGGAATCAGGGACTTATTTACAACGCCAAAGCCACCAACGGAAGTTACAGTTGATGCCGCTTCTACTCCTGCACCTTTCAATAACACAGCATCCTTTAATCCTTTCGTATTTACTCAATCAGTAGCAAGCCGTCAACAAGCTATGGCGGTTCCAACAATCGCTCGTGCCAGAAACATTATCTGCTCAACACTTGCATCATTACCACTCGAGCAGTATTCAAAACTCGATGGCTCCCATATGGGAACTCCAGCAGTTATAAATCAACCAGACCCACGCATTCCAGGATCAGCAATCTACGCCTGGCTCGCAGAAGATTTACTTTTTCATGGCATGGCTTACGGACAGGTTTTAGAACAGTACGGAGATACAGGTCGCGTTCGCGCCTGGACTCGCGTTGCTCCAGATCGTGTAACACCTAAACTTAATAATAACCAAACAGAGATCGTTGGCTACCAGATTGATGGATCAATCGTTCCAACTAATGGCGTAGGTTCCCTAGTCGTATTTTACGGACTTGATGAAGGCGTGTTGAATCGTGCCGGGCGCACAATCCGAGCAGCCCACGCACTTGAGCAGGCCGCCGAAACTTTCGCTAAAGAACCAGTACCGCTTCAGGTTCTCAAGTCAAACGGTACTAATCTTCCAGCAGAACGCATATCTAAACTTCTCGAATCTTGGAGAACTGCTCGCCTTACTAAATCAACCGCGTTCCTTAATGCGGATGTTGAATTGCAAGCGTTGGGCATCGATCCAGCCAAACTGCAGCTAAATGAGGCTCGCCAATATGTCGCTCTGGAATTGGCCCGCGCTTGCAACCTTCCTGCATATTTCGTAAGCGCTGAAACAACCAGCATGACTTATAGCAACTCAGTTTCGGAACGTCGCTCACTTATCGACTTCTCAATGAAGCCAATTCTTGCAGCAATTGAACAGCGTTTATCTATGCCTGACTTCTGCCCTTCAACTGGTGAAATTCGTTTCTCACTTGATGAATTCTTGCGTTCAGATGCATTACAACGCGCTCAAGTTTATGAAATCTTAAATCGTATTGGCGCAATGAGCGTTGAGCAGATTAGAGAAGAAGAAGACCTGATCGACAATAAGGAGAGAAGCTAATGAAGATAACTATGCCAGTTGCTATTACAGCAGCAGATGCAGAATCTCGAATCATCGCAGGCCGCATCGTTACCTGGAATGCTGAAGGCAACACCTCAGCAGGCCGCACAATGTTCGAGAAAGATTCGATCAAGATGTCTAAAAACACTAAATTGGTTCTTCAGCATGACGTAACAAGACCGCTTGGAAAACTCGTCAGCTTTGAGCAAGATGAAATGGGCATTACAGCAGAATTCAAGATCGCTAAGACAACAGCAGGAAACGATGCATTAGAAGAAGCCGCAACTGGACTTCGTTCTGATTTTAGCGTTGGTGTAGACGTTGAAGATTGGAATAACAAAGATGGCGTAATGGCTATCAGCGCGAGCAACCTCATAGAGGTCAGCCTCGTCACAGACGGCGCCATACCCGGCGCTGAGGTCGCTAAAGTCGCGGCCGTAGACAATGAAGTTTCTGAGACATCTCAGGAAGAAACACAATCAACCACAGAAGGAGAACAAGTGTCAGACACTACCGTTCCAGAAGTTGCTCCTGCCGCAGAAACGGTAGAGGCTGCAAAGGTTGAAGTTAAGGCTGCAACAGCACCTTACATTTCAACTACTGTTCGTAACCCAATCGTTGATAAGGCTTCTTATCTCGAGCATTCAGTACGTGCAAAGTTAGGCTCAGAAGAATCTCGCTTGTATGTTGCAGCAGCAGCAGACACAACAGATAACGCTGGCTTAGTTCCAACACGTCAATTAACTGAGGTCATCAATGGCATCAGTAACGCGGATCGTCCGATTATTTCGAGCATCTCAACAGGAACCTTGCCTGATGCAGGTATGTCCTTCGAAATTCCAAAGATCACAGTCGCTCCAACAGTTGCAGTAGCATCTGAAGGCGGAACACCATCAGAAACAGATCAGAACGCAGCGTTTGTTTCTGTTCCAGTTCAAAAGTTCATCGGACAACAGACATTCAGTCTTGAATTGCTCGATCGTTCATCACCTGCATTCTTTGCAGAACTTGTTCGTCAAATGGAGTTCGCATACGCAAAGGCTACAGACATCGCAGTAGGTTCAGCGCTTATTGCTGGTGGAACTGATGGCGGAAACCGCGCAGCACTTACAACAGGCGCTCTAGTAGCTGACTTCGTTTCAGATGCAGCAGTTTCAATCTACAAGAACACTCTTGGATTCGCACAGAACATTGTCGTATCTCCAGAGCAATGGGGCGCTCTAATGGGCTTGGTCGATACTGCAAATCGCCCAATCTTCACACAGACAATCAACCCACAAAACGCAGGCGGAGATCTAACTGCAACATCAGTTCGCGGAAACCTACTCGGACTCAACCTACGCGTTTCACGTAACCTAACAGACACAGCAGGACTAGGCGATAACACATTAATCGTTACTAATCCAGATGCTTACACATGGTACGAATCACCACGCCTATCACTACAGACAAACCTCATCTCTTCAGGTCAGGTTCAAGTTGGATACTACGGCTATGGCGCGATCGCTACTAAGTTGGGTGCAGGCGCATACCGTTACATGGTTGCGTAATTAATTAACTAATCATGGGGGGGCTGCTGCTCCCGGTGGCTCCCCCAGTCGTTTAATAGAGAGGATGTAGAGATGCCAACAATTGTTACCGTAGCAGAACTAAGGTCGATCCTTGGTGTCTCTACAGCCCTTTATAACGATGCTTATTTAGCAGATGTAATCGATACAGCAGAGTCAGTAATTTTGCCTATGCTTGTCAAGTACTCAAGCCCGATCGATGTCGTGGCGCTTCAAGACAATATCGCGACATATTATGTCCTTGGCGATAATAACTTTTCAGCGGGTCAGAGCGTAGTCGTTACAGGCGTAGGCTCTCCGTTTAATGGCACTTTTACAATCCTAGAATCAAGTAACTTAGATTACGATTCATTCGTATTGCGTTCTAATTCACGCATATTTTTAGACGGTTCATATAGAGAATTCAACGGCTTTTTTACAGTATCAATTACAAACGCAGACATTACAGAGCGCAAAGTAATTCCATCAGGCTTGGCAACTCTTTCAGGCGCAGCCACTTATGTAGGAAATAGCGCGGTTGAGTCAGCAGTCCTAGCAGTATCAGTAGAAGTATTTCAATCTCGGATCGCTCCAGGTGGCCAGATTGAAGGAATTGATTTTACAAACGTTAGCCCATACCGCTTAGGCCGTAGCCTCTTCAATCGAGTGTCAGGACTTCTCGGGCCGTTTATCGACACCGATTCAATGGTGCAGTAATGCCAGCATCAACGATTCTAGACACAGTACGTCAACCACTAGCAACAGCCTTTACAAGCGTGGCAGGCAATGTATATGCCTACGTTCCAGAGGCTCCTATGGTTCCTTTCGTAGTTACAGTCCCAGATTCTCCATACCTGGAATTAGAGACTATAAACAAGTCAACCCTTCACATTAAAATTAATCTCGTCATCTCAGTCGCAGTTGCATATAACAGCAACCCGGCATCGCTCGACAATCTCGAGCAGCTAGTAATAAGTGTTCTGAAGGTTATCCCAGCGGGATACACAGTCGGAGCGGTTGAAAAACCAACAGTAACTCAAGTTGGCCCTTCCAATGTTTTGGTGGCCGATATCAGAGTTTCTACCTACTATACACAAACAAACTAAAGGAAAATAATATGGCAACTGTAGTAATCACAGGTCGCGATATTTCTCTATCTTTCACAGGTGGAACAGATATCGAGGCACAAGCAACTAGCGCGGTTCTCACTAAGACAAACCTACGCGAGACATATCAGACTCTTGATGGCGAAGCCTATAAGACAACAAACATTGAAGGAACTTTCGCTCTTTCAATGCTTGCTGACTGGGGCAAGGCTAACTCAGTATGCGAGGCTCTTTGGGCAGCAGCAGAGACAGCGCCAGACACAGACATCAGCGTTACACTAACAGCAGCCACAGGCGCTCAATTCGTGTTCCCAATCATGCCAGAATTTCCTACAGCAGGCGGCGCTGGAACAGATGCTCAGACTGTAGACTTTACATTCAAGGTATCAAAGGGTGCAGTAGTAGAAACCTTTAGCTAAAAAATAGAAACGGGAGCAAGCAATGCAACAGCAAATAACAATTAAATATGTAGATGGAACCGAAACCACTTACCTGGTTAGACCACCTGACTACGCCAAATGGGAGATGACAACTAAGAAAGTTATCTCTCAGTTTGGCGGCATGTGGGACATTCTTTATGTAACGCATTCAGCAATGAAGCGCGAAGCAGGCGGCCAGCCAACCAAGACACTCGATGTCTGGATGGAATCAGTCGTAGATGTCGAAGTAGGTGGGGGAGACCCAAAAGTCATCCAAGGGGAAGCGTAAGCCGACTCTTAGTTGAACTGGCAATAGCAACACAGATCCCAATGGATAAGTGGCAAAGTGCCGAGGATATTCTTACAGCGATAGAAGTACTAGAGGAGCGCAATCGTGGCAAGTGAGCTAGTAGCACTAGACCAGACTGAACTTCGTCAAGTCTTTAAGGCTTTAAGGAATATGGGTGAAGAAGCAAACGATGAGGCCAAGCGCCAATCAGGCGCTCTGGCTGAATTCGCCCGGGCTGAGGTTATTCAAACTGCTAGCAGGGGTAATAACACTAAAGTCTCAGGCCGTATTGCTCAAGGTTCAAGAGTTAAGAAGTCAAGCCGCATAGGTGAGATTACTTATGGATTCGCTTCTCAGAAATTCTCAGGTGGAGCAACCACTAGAGATATCTGGGGCGGCACAGAATTCGGTTCTAATAAGTTTAAGCAATTCCCTGTCTGGTCAGGTCGCGAAGGTCGAGGCTCTAAGGGCTGGTTCATTTATCCAACTCTGAGAAAGATTCAACCTCAGATCGTTGCTCGATGGACAGAATCATTTACTAAGATTTTGAAGGAGTGGGGCTAATGGCAACAGGTACAAGAGCGTTAACGCTCAAACTTCTTGCTGACGTTGACAACTTCACTAAGAATCTTGATAAGGCCGATAAGGATGTAATGTCCTTTGGCGATAAGGTTCAAGACTTTGGAAAGAAGGCTGGTCTAGCCTTTGCAGCCGCAGGCGCAGCAGCCGTTGCCTATGCTGGCAAGTTGGCGATCGATGGAGTTAAATCTGCCATCGAGGATGAAGCGGCTCAAGCCAAGTTAGCCAATACTTTAAGAAACGTCACATCGGCTACAGATGCTCAGATTAAATCTACTGAAGATTACATCACCAAGACTTCCCTGCTTTTTGGAGTAACAGATGATGATTTAAGACCATCTTTAGGTCGATTGGCCAGAGCTACTGGGGATGTAGAAAAGGCTCAAAAGTTAACAACACTTGCTATTGATGTCGCAGCAGGTTCAGGCAAATCACTCGAAGCCGTAACTAATGCAATGGCTCGTGCAGCCGAAGGCAATACCGGGGCTCTTGGTAGATTAGGTATAGGACTTACATCCGCTCAATTAAAGACAATGAGCATGGATGAGATCACCGCTAAGTTAGCCGCTACTTTCGAAAATCAAGCCGCTGCCAAGGCGGACACATTTGCAGGAAAATTAACTCGCCTTCAAATCGCTTTTGATGAAGGCAAGGAAACTGTAGGCGCTTACATTCTAACAGCCATTACTCCGCTGGTCGAAGTTTTGGTTCAAAAAGTAATTCCTGCCATTGCAGAATTTACCGATAACTTAGGCGAAAAATTGCGCCCAGTAATCCAGTTTCTGACTCCTATTATTAATGGACTTCGCACCGCATTTAATACTGTCAGAGATTCATTAAAAGACAACAGCGATGAACTCAAGCCACTTCTTAACTTATTTAAAGCAATAGCAGAATTTGCTCGAGACACATTAGCCCCAATTTTGAGCAAGACTTTAGGCGCAGCATTAAAGGTTATAGGCACAGCTATATCTGGTTTGATAACTGCTTTAGCCAGCGTGGTCACATTCTTTAATGATCTTTACAATGCCATTAAGCGAGTAGTTGATCTATCTAAGCAATTAGGTTCTAAACTCAATCCTTTTGACGGCGGCAAAGTTTCAGGAGCATCTTCTCCATCAGCACCATCAGCACCGGCAACTCCTTCAGGCATTCCAAGTTACCTAAACGTAAGACCAGTATCTACTACTAACATCACAGTCAATGGCGCGATCGATAGCGAATCAGCAGCCCGTCAGATCGTTCAGATTCTCAACGATTCCAACGCTCGAGGAACCCTAGGCAGCGCGGCGTTCGTTTAATGACTGCATATACTCCTTCCTATAAGGTCTTAATTGATAGCGTTGAAGTTACAGACGTAACCATAGCCAACCTAGTCATTACCTCAGGCCGTACCGATATCAACGTGCAGCCAGTTGCAGGCTATTGCCAAGTGCAATTAATGAACCTTAATAACTCAAGCTATAACTTCACCGTAGGAACTGGGATTACCGTAGAAGTCACCAATTCCGTTGGAACTTATGTCCCTATTTTTGGTGGCTTTATATCAGATTTTACTATTGCGGTTAATCAGGCTGGGGA